CGTACCGGAATATTGCCCTACCCCCGACCGCCCATGTGCATGGGAGCGCGAGCGCGTAGAAATCCGCGCCGAACTCCAAGAAATGCGTAGCATGTTCATGGAACTCAGAGACAAAATAGCCGACATCCACCAATCCTTAGCCGTTGGTAGCGAGCGATTCAGAAACCAAGCGAGCGTCACAGCAGACGTCAGCAAGTTGGAAGCCGACATTAGCGACCTGCGCCTAATCGTGACCGATCTTGCAAACACGGTGCGGGTTCTTAGGACGATAATTTTTGGTGGCGTTGGTGTTATTCTTGTTGGTGTATTGACTGCCCTAATCGGCCTAGTTTTAAGCAAATAATAAAAGGAGACTCCATGCGCTTATCCATTCTCATTATCCTTGCGTTGTCCATCGCATCATGCGGTGGCCAGCGTAAGCAATACGCCAGCGATGCCATTGCAGGTATCGATGCCGCTCGCAACGGGCTAATTGACCTCGACACGGTGTATGATCCCGTTGTAAAACTGATAGCATCTAGCGCAGATTCCAAACTGAGCGACCTGCCGAAACCAACTATCCCGCCACGAGAGATCGCCCAGCGGATGGGCGAATACCGTGCGGCAGCGGATCAATCGCAGCTTGACGTTGGATTCTGGGCCGAGGTGCTTGCTTGGGGTGGCGGTGCGCTGGCCCTAGCGCTTGGATTGGCGCGAACCCTTGGCGTAGGTGGCCCATTGGTTGGTGTTGCCGAGCAAATACTATTGTCAAAGCAGACTCGCAAGCAGAAGTTGCGGCAAAGGGACTTGGCTGATGTTGGCGTTATAAGTATCCAACTGATTGAGGCGCTGGACAGTAAAGAGTTGAAAACCGCTATTAGTAAGCGAGTAACGCCAGATCAAGAGTTTGCAATCCAGACAGAGTTGTTACAGCAAGCAAATCCCAATAAGTTAATACTTTAACTTAACTAAATCAATGGTAGCTTAAAACACATGAATACTTTACCCATGTTACCAATGATGCTTTGTGCAAATGGTCTCCATAATGGTGACATTTGCGCATTCAGTGGTGCGGCCAACCTAATGGCCGCAGCCGCAGGCGCAAACGCTGGGTTGGCTAAGTTTGAAATGGATCTATATAATGGCGGGGCCATGCGGTTTTTCTGGTCTGAATTACCCGTGGTGGTTGACTTGAGCGGCATGAGCCATCGCAATGATTCTCCCGTTTTCCGTGACCATAACCCCAGTCTTCTGGTTGGGCACACTGAGCGAGTGTTGATCGAAGGATCTAAATTGCGGGTCTCAGGTGTGATATCTGGTGGGACCGCGTCAGCAAACGAGGTGCTCCAGTCATCTAAGAATGGTTTCCCATGGCAAGCATCCATGGGTGCCGAGATCCAAACCGTTGAGGAAGTGTCGAAAGACGCCAGCGTAACGGTAAATGGCACCACGTTCAGCGGCCCATTGCTGGTTGTTCGTAAATCAAAACTATTGGAAGCATCTTTTGTCCCGATTGGCGCAGATGATTCAACCATTGCTCGTTTAATTTCCGCGTCTCGCGGTAGTTCAATTTCACCAAAATCGGCACTGCCGAACAAAGATAAGGGAAAAAACATGGACCCAGAGTTTAAAAAATGGCTGAAGGCGCAGGGTATGTCTGATGCCGATATCAAATCGTTTGATATTCAAAGCCCCACCGGAAAGATGATCAAGGCAAGCTACGATGCTAGTTTGGCTTCAAGTGAGCCTGTGCCCACTCCCGCCACCCCTACCAGTATCGTCCCCGATGCCATTCAAGCCCAGCGCGAAACCGCTGCGCTTGAAGCCGAGCGCATTGGTAAGATCAGCACCGTTTGTGCTGGCAATACTTCGATCCAAGCTAAAGCCTTGCGTGAAGGTTGGTCATCCGACCGCGCAGAGCTTGAAGTCCTGCGTGCAAGTCGCGGAAACGATGCCCCTCAAGGAAATGGTGGTAAAGTGAAGCCAATTCACGCAAAAGCCCTTGAAGCCTCCGCACTGATTGCGGGTGGTACTGATCCCATGGTCATTGAAAAGACCTATGACGAACAGACCCTAGAGGCCGCTGGCCGTATCGCCAATGAATACGGTGGCATGAACTTGAGTTCATTGTTTCTCGCCGCTGCCCGTCAGAATGGATACACTGGCCACAGCACCAAGGTGAACCGCGAAGTGCTCGAATCGGCCTTTGGTCGATTGAACGCCTCGGGATTCTCGACCATTGATATTGGCGGGATCTTGTCGAACATTGCCAATAAGTCGTTGCTCAACGGGTTTAATGGTGTTGAACAGTCGTGGTCATCGTTCGCCGAAATTGGAACCGCTAACGACTTCAAAACCATGACCCGTTATCGCTTAACTGCCGATGCGAAGTTTGAACTAGTAGCCAATGGTGGAGAAATCAAATCGGGCACCTTGGGTGAAGAGAGCTACACCAACAAGGTTGAGACTTTTGGTCGCCTCTTTGGTATCTCCCGCCAAGACTTCATCAACGACGATCTTGGTGCATTAACCGCTATCCCCCGTAAACTTGGTCGCGGTGCTTCATTGAAGCTCAACGATGTCTTCTGGGCATCTTGGTTGGATGACGCTGCATTCTTCACCACTGGCAATAAGAACTATATCACTGGTGCAGCCACCGTGTTGTCCATTGCTGGCTTGTCTGCTGCCATCACTAAGTTTCGCCGCCAAACGGACGCTAACGGTGATCCAATGGGCATTGAACCCGTGTATCTTGTTGTACCACCTGAGTTGGAGGCCACTGCGCGTGAAATCACGAACAGTACCAGCGTGAATAGTGGTGGTGCATCCACTGCCGCGCAAATCCCCAACGCCAATATCTATGGCGGACGATTCCAAATCATTGTATCGTCATATCTGACCAACACTACCGCATGGTATCTTGCCGCTAACCCAATGGATTTAGCATCCATTGAAGTTGCATTCTTGAACAACCGCCGTGTACCGTATGTTGAACAATCAGATGCAGACTTTGCAAACCTTGGCGTCCAGATGCGCGGCTACTTTGACTTTGGTGTATCCAAGCAGGATCACCGCGCTGCCGTCAAGTCGAAGGGTGCAGTATAATAGGATGGTGGGGGTTTAGTTATTCGACTAAGCCCCCATCGTTAGCTCAAACACACACATTCAATTAAGGAATAAATATCATGTTAGCAATTTACTCTCACCCCGGTGAGTCGATGGAATACACCCCCAGCACTGCCGTTTCCTCTGGCGATGTCATTGTTATTGGTGATACCATTGCCATCGCCGTTCGCCCAATCCCAGCTAATGAGTTAGGTGCCGTTCAAGTCGTGGGTGTTTTCAAAATGCCAAAGGCCGTACTCTCAACCTCTGCCATTGCAATTGGCGTGAAAGTCTATTGGGATGCTAGCGCAGAGGTCGTTACTACCACTGCATCCAGCCACAAGGTTGCGGGGTGGACTCATGCCGCTGCCGCCGCCACCGATCCAACCATCTCCGTCAAGTTATCACGAGTATAATAACCCAATAACGGGTAGTTGGACATGAGCGCCCCGGGTTGTAGCGATGCAATCCGGGGTATTTTTTTGAAAGCAGGATCTAATGCGACCAAAGATATTACATTTCGTGTGGATTGGCGGGGAGCTACCCGCATACGCCACTGATAACATTAAGTTGTTCGTTGATCTAAATCCAGATTACCGGGTGAGAATACACGATGAGTCCACTGAGCTACACCCTAAATTGGTGTCTCAATGGAATGACGACTTAGATCCAGCACAGAAATCAGACCTCATTAGATATTCAGTATTGTATCGAGAAGGGGGTTGGTACTTCGACTGTGACTTTTTCCCATTTAGACCATTGTCAGTTGCTGATACGGGATGGTTGCATGATCGCTGCCTAATCTCCGAGCAAGCGGGCCACAATAGCGGTCGAAATGCGCCATACGCAAACGCACCACTGGCATGCGAAGCAAATGACACGGGCATGGCACTCATAATTGAGGAAGCGTCTAAGGCCGTAAACAAGCAACGTTGCTCGTTTGGCCCACTGGTTATAAAGAAAGTGGTCGAGGCAAAACCACATCAATTTAACGTGATCGATGCAGGGTGGTTTTTCCCATTGGCGATTAGCGACATTAAAACCTGCTACCCCTTGTTGGTCAATCGCGAGCATCGAAGGATGTCATTGTCGTCTAGTGGCTCTGGTGGCCAATTGCCAATTGCAGCGCACCTATGGGCATCCGCTGGGGTTATCCCTGACCGATGCGCAACGGTGAAGAAGATTGCACTAGTGCAAGCACAGATTAGAGAACAGTGCTTGGATTCACTATCAGAGGGCTTGGTTGCATGCGGTTACGAGGTGGTCAGGGCGAATAATGCGGTGAAGTGTGGCAAGGTGCTGCCAAGCCTAGTGGTGTGTTGGAATGGTATGCGGGAAGCTAGTTGGTCGAAAATGGCGTTAGACAATAACATACCAATCCTTTATGCTGAATATGGGTTCTTTAACCGTGGGTGGCATAACCAATTTGACACGAAGGGTATTCTCCATCATGCATCATGGGCCAATGACTTTGTAGCCTCCGATGAAGGAAAAAAGGCACTCACCACCCATTGCACACCCGCCCCTGTTCGCGCAAGAACCAGCGGTGACATTCTCATATTGGGGCAATTGACTGGTGACACTCAATTGATTGGTGCCCCGTTGCCGGGTCCAGCGCCACTATGCCGCCAAGTATCGCGCAGTTTGCCAGTTGGGCTAAATGCTACGTTTAGATCACATCCATTGGATGCGCAGAGTGCCAGACTACAACACCCAAATATAATCAATCAAGTGGACAGTGCAACTATTGCGGCCAATAGGGATGACTACAGCAAGACAAAGAAAAGCTCATCACTGGCCGATGCACTGGCATCCGCTCGTTTTTGCATTGCCATCAATAGTAATGCGCTAGTTGAAGCAACCTGTGCAGGAGTGCCATGTCTGGCTTTCGGGCCAAGCCTTGGCATTAATGCGGGCGTGTATCGCAAGGCGACACTGGCGACACTGCCAGACGACATATTGGCCATGCTGCATGGCTGGGAACCAGAGGGCGAGAAAGTGGATGCCTACCTGCAAACCCTTGCCGTTAAGCAACACTCGCACATCGATTTAAGAGCCAAATCAACCGTTACAAAATTATTATCACAATTGGGGATTCAACATGACTAATAGATTGCAGATGGGCAGTAACCGACTCGCCGAGCGCATGTTACTTTGCGCTGCCGTTACGATAACCTACAAGCGAGGGGTAATTGAAATCCTCAACGTACGGGCGGTAGTTGGGAAAACCACATTCGCCTTTATGGATATGAATGGAGCAGATCAGCGTATTGCAACCAAAGACTTTGTGATTCAGCGGGGTGATTTGAACATAATTAACCCACCTATGCGCGGGGATAGACTGATACTGGTTGAGGGGCTAATTCGATTCACATGTGAAGTATTACCCCCAAACGATGAAGCAGAGTACAAGACACTTGATGGTTTCAATTCTGTGTATCGCATTCATACTAAGGTTGTAAAAGAGGAGGTCATACCGGAATGAGCACCACGTCTATTGTTGCTAGGGATCTGGTGGCGTACCTCAATGCCTATGCTTTTGGCTCTGCCAATCCCTTTGTTGCGGCCTATAGTTGGATGCCAGAACTGGATTTAGTAGACTTGGATGCGCTTAGTGTCACCGTCCACCCGCAGGCAAATGAGGTCGTGATGGCCGACAGGTCAAGCACCTACTCTGAGTATCAAGTAGTCATATTGATTGCCAAGCGGGTAGTTGGTGATCAAGACGATGATCTAATCATGGACGAACTAGACAGTGTTGCTAACGCCATAAAAGACGCAACTATTAAGATGGTCCTACCAAATGTTAATACTGTATTTTGGTTAAAGACTATCTATGATTCTATTGGTCTACCCGATAAGATTCGTGAAAACCGTCAGTTTACTGCGGTGCTCACAGTAACCTTTAAGGAGCGTATTAGTTGTTAACCTTAAAAGTCGATTTAATGAACCGTGATCAGTTCAAAAAGATCTTCTTTTCTGCCAAAGATCAAAAGGGTATCTTTGGTAAGCGGGTAGCCGCTCTTTCCCGTTTCGGTGCATACGTAATGACCGATGCGCGGCGATCTGTGCGAAAACGCAAGAAAATATCCGAACCGGGGGATGCCCCTAGTTCGCATGTTGGATTGCTACGAAGTTTCATCCACTTCGGTAAAAGCGAGGGCAATCGGTCAGTTGTTATTGGGCCTGCTGCCATCAATGGGCGAAAGATGAAGGGTACGCCACGACTTTTAGAGTATGGCGGATCTAGAAGGCAAATGCTGTATAGTAGCAAGAAAGTGATGACTAAGCGGATAAAAGGTAAGCGCAGACGATCCTACATTAAACGAACCAGAATTGGCATGGGCACTGCCAACTATCGTGCCCGTCCTTTTATGCGACCTGCATTTAAGCGCACTCTCGACCAGCACTCAACAACCGACTGGCTCAAGTCAGTCTTATAAAAAGGAAGATCAGATATGTCATACACACTAGGCATGAATGCCAAACTATACTACAAAGTAGGCGGGGTCGCCGCAAGCGGTGCATGGGTCGAGTTGACCAATTGCACTGACGTAACCCTTAATATGACCAAGGCAGAGGCAGACGTTACCACTCGCGGTAATGCTGGCTGGCGTGCAACGGTAGGTACGTTGAAAGATGCATCTATTGATTTTGAAATGATCTGGGACAACACTGATGCGGGTTTTAGTGCAATTCAGACTGCATTCCTCAATAACACTGTTATTGGCATTGCTGCCCTTGATGGTGCAGGTGTGCTTAGCTCCAGCACTGCCACCGGGTTGATCATGGATACGAACGTATTTGACTTCACTCGCGCTGAACCACTTGAAGATGCACTAAAAGCAACTGTTAATATCAAATCTGCATACAGTGCTACCGCACCCGAGTGGACTACGACTGGACTAAACTAATGAGCTTTAAGGATGCGAACGGGACCCAGTGGGATACTTCCGTAACGGTTGGGAGTATTCGACGGGTGAAGGGTGTCACGGGGGTTGATCTGGCAAACATCTTCGATGAGAAGGTGTATGGTCAATTAGTCTCTGACCCCTTTATGTTGATCGATGTTATTGTTGCACTCATTAAACCACAGCTTGATGAGCGAGACGTGAAGGAAGATGCGTTTGCCGAGCTTTGCAATGGATCAACCGTAGAATTAGCAACCGAGAGCCTTATGCGCTCGATTGCGGAGTTTTTTCCCGCCCCAAAACGGAAACCGCTCCTGCACATTTGGGAGCGGAGTCAGGAGAGTCAGCTGAAGATGGGGGAACTGGCGATCCAGAAGATCGATCAAGTGATGGATCACCAAGACAAAGAAATGGCGGAAAAAGTGGAAAAAATGGACCCATCGACGTTTGGGAGTTAATTTGGAAATGTGCCGGAGTCGTAGGCATGGACCCATTACCATTCACGTTGCGGGAGTTGATGATAATGTCAACAGCAAAACAAGATGGTGATGACATGCGCAATGCGGCACTTATGGCACTGATAGCAAACTGTAAGCGGGATGCGAAGAAAACCCCACGGGCATATTCCCCTAAGGATTTCATGCCTCAAAGGACGACTGATAAGTCTGAAAAACCACAGGGTACTATGGACGATTTGAAACGAGCATTTATCCGAAACTAAGAAAGGGGTGACAAATGTCAGTGCAGTCAATTAAAGCAGGAAAGGCATTTGTCGAGCTTGGGGTTAATAACAAGGCGTTGCTAAAAGGGTTAAAACGCGCTCAAGCTAGGTTGGAGTCATTCGCCTCAAGTGTTGGTGCAATGGGTGCGAAGATGCAGTTCATGGGTGTGGCCATGGCTGCACCTTTTGCATTTGCCATTAAGGCGATGTCTGATTTAGAATATGAACTGGCATCATTAAGAGGTGCTGCAAACCCGACCCTTGAAGAGTTTGAGCGTATCAAAAAGTCAATTACGGGAGTGTCCGAGGTCACTGGTGTATTTGAAAAAGACGTAGCCCAAGCATTTTC